GCTGGAGGCCGACGCCGACGAGCTGCTGGAGACGTTCGGCACGGCACCCACCCCGGCGGACTCCATCCCCCGGCGGCCCAACGAGCGGCTGCGCCCCGGAGGCAGCGGCACGCCCGCCCCGCCGGAGGAGACCGACCCGCGCAAGCTCGCCGCAAAGATCCCGCGGCGCTGAAACCGAACCGCCCCGTGCCTTCGCCATGACGGCCGGCGGCGCCAACCCGAAGGAGAGTCATGGCGAACGAGTTCATCAAGGCCGAGAAGGTCGTGAGCACCGCGCTCGGACTGCTGGAGCGCGAGGTCGTGCTCCCCAACCTGGTGTGGCGCGACGCCGGAGGCGACTTCCGCGGCGCCAAGGGCGACACCATCACGGTCCGTCTGCCCAGCTACTTCAAGGCCAAGAAGCGCCCCCTGCGTTCCGGGGCGCCGCGAGTCAAGAGCCAGCTGACCGAGCGGGCCGTCCCGGTGACCCTGACCACCGACATCTACGGGGACATCCCCATCACCGACGAGGAGCTGACCCTCGACATCGCCGACTTCGGTACCCAGGTCCTGAACCCGACCCTGTCCGGTGTTGGCCGGGCCCTGGAGGAGGAGCTGGTCGAGACCATCACCGGCGCCACCTACGCCCACACCCTGACCCTGGACACCGTCGACCCGTTCGACACGTTCGTGGACGCCCGCGAACGGCTGAACAACGCGCGGGTCCCGTTCTCCGGGCGAGCCGTGGCCGTCGGCTCCGCGGTGGAGTCCGCCATCCTCAAGAGCGACCACTTCAACAAGGTCGACCAGTCCGGCAGCGACAACGCCCTGCGCGAGGCCATCGTCGGCCGCATCGCCGGGTTCGACGTGGTGTCGGTCCCCGCGCTGGCTCCGGACGAGGCGTTCGCGTTCCACCAGACCGCCTACGTGCAGTCCGCGATGGCTCCGGTCATCCCGGCCGGTGCGCCGTGGGGGGCGACCCAGAGCTTCAACGGGTTCGCCGTGCGCACCGTGCGCGTGTTCGACCCGGACGAGGTGGAGGACCGCTTCATCCTCGACGCCTGGACCGGCACCGACATCGTCACCGACGTCGGCCACCTGGACCCCGTCACCGGCATCTTCGAGCCCGCGGAAAACCCGGAGGAGTCCGGCGCGGAGGAGCACTTCATCCGCGCGGTCAAGATCGAGATGGGCTCGGTCTGACCATGGACGTCGTGTACGTGGTGGGTCCGCAGAAGCGCAGCGAGGAGCTGCGCTACTCGCTCCGTGCGCTGGCCGCCCATGTGCCCCACGACCGTGTGTGGATCGTGGGGCACATGCCCCGGTGGGTGCAGGGCGTGAGGCACATCCCGCGCGCCCAGTTCTCCACCAAGTGGGCGAACTCGACGGCCAACATGCGGGCCGCGTGCGGGCATCCCGAGGTGTCGGACGAGTTCATCTACATGAACGACGACTTCTTCACCATGCGGCCCGTCGACCAGATCCCCGTGCTGCACAGGGGCCCGGTCGCCGACGTGGCCGCCCGCACCCCGCACAGCCGCTACCGGGCGGGGATGCTCGCGACCGCCCGCGCCCTGCACGCCCTGGGCGTGGCTGAGCCGCTGAGCTACGAGCTGCACGTCCCGATGGTGGTGGACAAGGCCCGGATGCTCGACGCGCTGTCGCGCCCGCAGGTGCGCGGAATCCCGGTGGTCCACAAGCGCACCCTGTACGGGAACCTCGCGGGCATCGGCGGCGAGCAGGTAGCCGACGTCAAGGTGCACTCCGCGTCCCAGGCTGCGCCATCGGGCGACCCGCTGTTCATCTCCACCAACCCGGGCGCGTTCACCGACGGCCCGGTCGGCCGCCTCATCCGCGCCGCGCTCCCGGACCCGTGCCGCTACGAGGACGACTACGAGCCGCTCCCCGATCCCGGGCCCGAGGACGACCAGGAGGAGACCGAGCAGGCGCCCGAGCCGGAGGACGCGCCCCCGGCCGAGTCGCCGCCGGAGGCCGCTCCCCCTGGGCGGCCCATGGCCCGCGCGTCCAAGGCGGCGTGGGTGGACTACGCCGTCGACCAGGGCCACGACCGCGAGGCCGCCGAGGCGCTGACCAAGGCGGAACTCCAGCAGATCGGAGGCTGACCCATGGCCACCCTGCCACCGCTGGTGACGCTGGAGGAGTTCGGCACGTGGGTCGGTGAGGAGCTGACCGGCAACGACCAGGCCGCGATGGTGCTCGCTGCCGCGTCCGCGCTCGTGCGCGCTGAGGCCCGCCGCACGTGGGTGGGCGAGGATGGCCACCTCGCCGAGGTGCCCGAGCAGGTCCGCACCATCACCCTGGAGTCCGCAGCCCGTCGCTGGCGCAACCCCGAGGGGTACACCGGCGAGACCGACGGCGATTACAACTACCGCCAGGACGCCGAGAACGCGAGCGTCTACCTGCTGGAGCCCGAACGGGACATCCTCGCCCGCCTCCGGCGCCCCCGCTCGGGCCTGTGGACCCTGGCCACCACCCGCGGTGAGATCCCGTGGCGGTCCAACTACCACCACGTCCTGGACTGAGAGGAGGCTCTCGTGTCGCTGCTCGACACCGGCAACGAACTGGTGGAGGTCTGGCCGGAGACCACCTCCACGGACCCTGACGGCAACCCCGTCCGAATTCCGGCCGCCGACCCGGTCCAGGTGCGCGCCCGCGTGCAGCCGGTCTCCTCCAACGACGTGGCCGCGGCCGGGCAGCAGACCGTGGCCCGGTACCGGCTCATCACCCGGGAGGCTCCGTTGGGGCCGTGGGCGCGGGTGCGCTGGGATGGCCGGGACTGGGACATCGACGGCGAACCGCTGCGGTCGAACGGCAGCCGCCGAACCCGGCACGTCCAGGCGATCCTCAAGGCCCGAGGGGCAGGTGAAGCGTGATGGCTCGCGTGGACAAGAACTGCAACGCCAAGGTCGCCCGCCTGCCTGGCGTCAAGGGTGCCGTGCGCGACCGCGCGGAGATCCTCGCGAGGCGGGCCCGCGGTCTCCTCGCCGCTCACCGGGAGACCGGCCAGGCCCGGATCGTCGTCACCAAGGGCAAGATCGACGCCTTCGTGTCCCTGGAGGACCCGAACGCCGCGGCGATCGAGTACGGGCGCGAGGCCGGGGTGTCCTCGTCTGGTCGCCCGTATGCCGCCCAGGAGGGCCTGTACATCATCCACCGCACGATCGGGGCGCGCTGATGGCCGACCACACTGAGGACTGCTACCTCGACCCCGCCCATCACGTGTGCGCGGTCGCCCGCGCTGGTCGCGCCGAGGGGGCACTCGGCGAGGCCCGCGCGGTCGCCGCCGACGCCCTGGCTTCGCTCCGCGACGCGGGCGTCGACCAGGCGGCGCTCACCCGTGTGCACGCCCTGGTGACCGAGTTCGAGCGGGACCTGGAGGTCAAGGGCGAGGACTGGCACCCGCGCACGAGGTCCCTGGCCACCCAGGTCATCGCTCAGCTGCGTGCCGCCCTCAGCGACACGGCAGGGAGCGGCTGATGGCCCGCCGGTTCGCGCCAGCCACCTCGCTCGTGCTGGAGATCCTGCGCCCCGCCCTGGCCCCGGTCGAGGTGTACAGCCTGATGCCGGACCTGACCTTGACCCCGCCGCCCGTGGTGATGGCCCGCCGCGTGCCCGGCGGCGGCGCCTACGACCCGCGCGGTTACGACCAGGCCGTCATCGACGTGCAGTGCTGGCACACCACCGACCGGGCCGCCGACGACCTCGCCGACACCTGCCGGACCGCGCTGTTCACCGCGTGGCGCACCCAGCACGTCGTGCCCGGCATGGGCCACATCGGCCACTACGAGGAGCGATCCGCTCCGGCGCTGCTGCCCGACTCCGCGTCTGGCCGCGGCTCCACCACTCCGAAGGGCGTCTACCGCTACCAGGCGACCTACGTCCTCGGGCTGCGCCCGCGCCGGGCCGCCTGACCGCGCCCCTGCGCGCAGATCCGCACCTGTCCTGTCACACCTGCCCGTAGGAGGCATGCCATGGCGCTTGATGACGACGCCGATCTCGTCCCAGCCGTAGGCGAGTACTGGTTCCACCCGGTCGAGAACACCCCGCCGCCCGCCGACGAGGACACCCCGACCGCCGAAGGCTACGGCGACCTCGGCCACACCGCGCTGGAGGACCCGTTCGCGATCAACGGCGAGGGCGGCGAGGAGACCGTGCTCGGCACCTGGCGCAACCGGTCCAAGCGCACCGTGTACTCCCCCCGGGTGGACCGGGTCGCGTTCGTGCTCCAGCAGTGGACCGAGGACAACTACAAGCTGTACTACGGCGCGAACGCCGAACTGGATCCGACCACCGGGTACGTGATGGTGCCCGACAACCCGGTGCCCGTCACCGGCACCCTGTGGACGCTCATCCGCGACGGCGACGAGACGTTGCCGCTGTGGTTCCCGCGGGTGTCCATCTACCGGGCCGACGACATCACCGCCGACCCCCAGGCCCTCATGGGCCTGCCGGTGCGCGCGACCATTCTGGGCCGCTCCGGCCAGAAGGACCTGTACGGCCTCAAGCCCAAGAGCAAGCCCACCTCCAGCTCCTGAGGGAGCCCACCTGACCGGGTGGCGCACGGCGCGGATCCCGTGCGCCACCCGCCCATGCCCTCGATCCGCGCCCCGTGAGGAGATCCGCCATGTCCTACGACCTGTCCCACCTGAGCGAACCCAACGCCGCCAAGCCGTTCACCGTGACCCTGCCCGACGGCGAGCTGGCCCTACGCCCGGTCGTTGCCCTGCCCACCGAGGGCCAGGCCGCGATGCTGCGCCTGTCCGGCCGTCTCGCGGAGGTCGCCGGTGACGACGTCGGCGATGACGGCGTCGCCAGCATGGACCTGGCCGTCATGACCCGGGCGCTCGCCGACTCCCTGCCCGACGTGGACGCGCTGCTGCGCGCAGCGTGCCCGTCCAAGGCCGCGGCGAACAAGCTGCTGAAGCTGGTCAACGGGTCGCTGATGGACAAGATCGGCCTGGTCGTGGCCTACATCGGCCAGGAGCAGGCGGGGGAAGCCTCGCCCTCCGCGAGCTGATCGGCACATACCGGGCGGAGCTGTACGCCGACCTGCGCCGCTACTACCAGCACGACCTGGCAGAGACGGTGGCAGGCCGTGGCATACGCCCGGGGCTCGTGCTCGATCTCGTGGAGGGCCTGCCCGACGATTCCGCCACCGTGGCCGCGATGAGGGGCGGCCGCCAGTGGCGCGGATGGACCCGGCAGGTAGCAGTGACCGCTGACGTGTTCGACGCCGTCAACGGCACCACGCGCGCCGCCGGGCGATGGAAGCGTCACCCGCCGAAGATCCCCCCGTACCCGAGGCCCAAGCCCGCGGGCAAGGCCGGGAAGAAGACGCGGCGCGGCCAGTCCATCGCGGACGTGCGCCGGGCGTTCGGCATCCCCGAACTGCCGCCGCACATCCCCCCACCACAACCGAAGAAGAAGTAGCGGCGGGCCGCCGCGCGACCAGTGAAGGGGGTGCGCGGTGGCCACCACACGCATGGTCGGCCGGGTGTCGGTGCGGGTCATGCCCGACACCCGAAGGTTCCGGGGCGACCTGGTCAAGGACCTGGAGAAGCTGGAGCGGTCGCTGACTCTGTCGATCCCGACCCGGATCGACACCAAGCGCGTCGCGAAGGACGCCGCGCGGGTCAAGGCCGACGTCGAGCGCCAGCTCGGGTCGGTCCGCGTTGGCGTGAACGTCGACACCGGCCGCGTCGAGCGCCAGCTGGACACTGCCGCCCGCCCCCGTAAGGCCGAGGTCGAGCCGGAGGTGGACGGGGTCGCGCTCGCCCGCGCCCGCCGCACCCTGGACGGGCTGGCCCGCTCCACCAGCCGCGTCGTCGGCGGAGCGGTCGGGATCGGCGCTGGCGCCGGAGGGATCTCCGCACTGGCCGCCGGCG